CAGCGGCCGCAGCCACACCGGCCAGCGTGTTGTCGGTACTGGTCAAGGTCAAGGCCTTTGCCGTGTCGTCCCAATAAAGGAGAACCCCCTCACCAACAGCGCCAGCGCCGTCATAGGGCAAATTCCATACCTCATCCACCGCCGCCTCGCCCTGGGCACCGTCGGCGATATCCCCCAGGGCCACAGCGAGAATTGATCCAACCAGGAACGCCTCACCGGAAACAATATCGGCGCCGGTCCCATTAGTGACCGTCAACACCTTTCCTTCCTGCACATGATTTTGAGCCATGATCTAAACCTCCAAAGGTTTTTAGATTTAAAAAACAAGAGACTTCACCCTTCGCGGATCCGGACGACCTGGTCGCCCGGATCACATTGACGAATTAGTCGCCTCCTCCTCCTCCCGAACCTGGGTTCATGAAAGCACCTTTCGAGCCCACCAGGCCAGCGCCGAAATCGTGGCGGACCTTGAGCTCCAGCGCGTCGGAATCAAAATTCACTCTCTCCTCGATATATGGCTGCTCCTCACCCTCGAGGAAGGCAACTTCGATAACCGGCGCTCGATTCGGAGAGGCAAACAGATACCAAGCCTCAGTTGAAACATCGTCGAGACGAGGCTCTGCGATCGGAGTCAATTTGCCAGCGTGTGGATTGAAAGTACCGGCTGGCATACCAGAGACAGGCAAGGTCGCGGAACGGAGAAGGATCTCGGAATCCATTTCCTGGGCCGTGGGAACAAGGAGAAACTCGGGCATAATATCCAGATTTGCGCCGGCCGTTCCTTTTTGCTTCCGCATCATGCTACGGCCAGCCTTGAGGTTGTCGGCATCCACAGCACCTAAATTCGCCCCGGTCTCTTCGAGGTTTTTATGAACCGCGGAAAACAGCGCGTTACCGTCAGAAAGATCCGGATTACTGAGAATCAAAGAGTAGACCGCGTCGGATTCCATCCGGCGAGCAGAGTCGCCGAATAGCCTCGTCCCGCGAGTAAAGGCGCGAAGGTCATCGTTAATAATCATCTGACGAGTAAAGATGATCTTGATACCCTTGGTCACAACCCTGTAAGACTCTTTCGAGTCGGTGAGTTTGGCGGTTCTATACTCACCGTTTTCATTCAAGGGCAAGAGATCCGGAGCGCCGGAAAGCTCGATACCATGAATATCTTTGAAGTCCGTCGCATCGGTCACAGTCACAATGGGTCGCCAAGTTGAAGGAGCCTCATCGTATGCCCCTATCAAATGCTTATTGGCCAGGGCCGACATAAGGGCGGGAAAGTCTGAAGTTGAACCAGAAGCCAAAGCACGAGAGACAACCTCCCGACGACTCAAACCCTCGACACGTTCGCCGGCCAAAACCAAACACTGGCGGACGATATGCAACATAGACCGACCACGGAGCTCTTGAGCACCGACGGCCGGAGCATCGACACTAATTCCAGAACGCAGAGAAAGAGCGTCAGCCGCCGCGTTACGGAATTTATCCCGGGCCTCGGTTTCAACGGTAATACCGGCACCGGCACCGACAGGAGTCGACTTTTTCGCCAGGTCGTCAAGAATCTGCTTGCGGACCTGGTCCATATCCATACCGGCGGCTATAAATTCTCGGCCTCGTTGCTCACCCAAACCGGCAACGGAAACGGCGTCGAGGATATCGGCGGTCCGCTTTCTCTCGGCGGCCACCGCCTCGGCCTTTACCTGTTCATTGTCGACAGGCTGAGCAGCTGGAGCCGGAGGAGTCGCGGGAGTCTCGGGAGCTCGGCCGCCGTCTCCAGCGCCGGAGTCCGCCCGGTGACCGCATTCGCACCGGACCCCGTCAAAATCCTTTCCACAGTCAGGACACTTCTTCATGTTTTCACCTCTTGCATTGTTGTTGACAGAATCGCGATCGCCAGGACTACCGACCAGAGCTCGCACCTTTGCGAGACGGTCCGCCCCAATGGGCACCAGCGACAACTCTTTTATGGCCCACCTGGTCGAAACCTTGAGCGGACCTTCGTATTCTTTTCCGTTGATTAATTGTTTCTCGCCTTCCGGGATGTAATAGGAGGGCTCGAGGACCTCATACCCGACAGAAACGTCGGTTAAGTGACCTTCCTCCACCTTGACCTTTGCGGCGGCGGCGCGTTCATCGGCGGAGAAATCTATCTGGCAATCTTGCCCCGGGTATCCCTCAACGTCGCAACGCTGGAAGTCACCGGCCGAGCCGAATAAATCGTCGATACTGGCCCGGGAATGGGTATCAAGAACAGGAACGCGACCGGAATCTGGAAGGATCATTCCGTCGGCGACAAGCACCTCGCGAACGAAATCCCAGCGTTCCCAATCCCATACCGTGGCCGGGAGCTCAGTCGTCGCAACAAAGCGACAAGAGCCGGCCTCGGCGTCAAAGGTCCCCGGCCTCACTACTCCGGAGCGAACAGATAATCCCTCTCGCAAGCCAGCGGCGACCAGGGCCTCACGGACATCCTCGCGATCCATAGACTTACCTGGACCGGCACCATCTCGGAGCTGAATCCCTCGAGCGGCTCGGGCTTTTTCTTTACGTGCTCTTTTCTTCTTTCTCTTTGCTCGTGACTTCATGCAGGATCCCCTTGTATAGATGATTCTTTTGATAGGCGTTTTTGGCGGAGCTCGTGGAGTTCCGTCAAAGCCTTTTCTTCTTCGATCAAACCCTCTACAACCTCATCCCAATCCTCGCCCCGTTGAGCCGACAATTTCCGACGGGTCGACAAAGCGTTCTCAGGATCAATCATGATCTCAGAGGCTCGGCCATCCTTGAGCGGATCGACCCAGGTCCAGCCTGGATCCTGCCAGGTAACCGCCTCGAGATACGGAAGCGGATCCGCGGCAAAGGAGCGGAGCTCCGGAAGGAGACCAGCCAACCAGGCAGCCTCGACGAACCAGGCCCAGAGACGATCGTTTAATTTGTCATTGAGAAACTTTTGTTGACCTTGATAGGAAAGGCGCTCCTCTAAAGCAGCGGATCGAGCGCTGGAATAACTGGCCTCGGAATAGTCATTAGAAAAACCTTCGTAGGACATGCCGACGCCGGCGGAGATACTCCGGGTTTGATCCCGGATAAATGGCTCATATTGTGTACCTGGCCGATTGTGGCTGGCGAGTTGAATCTCAGTCCCAAACGGAAGGCCTTGAATCCGGCCAGGCTCCAGGTATTGAGGGACATCTTTCCAACCGGGCGCTCCTGATTGGGGGGCACCCGACGAGCCGCCGGTGGGGGAAGAGGAACCGCCCGACAGCCCGCCGAGGCTGGGGACTTCTGGAAATGCTGATTTGATAAAAATTCCGAAAGCAGCCGCCAAACGAGCGCCGATCCGCTCGGTCGACTTGTATTCCGAGAGATCGTAAGCCTCCATAAGGACAGCGGCCAGCCAGGAGATACCGCGGGTTTGAGAGATCCGACGACGATCAAAGACGTGGATAATATCTTCAGCTGGATAAGGAATTGAAACATTGGATCCCGAGGCTTGATAATCGCCCGGATGATTAACCATGATATGATAAAAAACCGGCTTGCCGGTCATCGAATCAAACTCGATACCACGCCGGCCGATGTTGCCGTTTTTCAGTTTGCCGTCCACCCGAGGATCCAAATGGTCACACTCCAGGAGCTCAACCCTTAATGGCACCACTCCAGGAGGAGAGTCGGGATCTATCACACGATGGACCAAGAATTCCCCATCACCCCAAACATGACGGAGGCCGAGCTTTTGCATGGCAGCTATCCCATCGTGGCCGGTAAGATCCGCATGTTTAGACCACCGACGCCAGAGGGCCTCGGCTTTCTTATTGACCTCTTTCAGGAGTTGACCGGCCGGATCCCTAAAACGTGCCTGGGGATTGATCCCCATTCTCACCACGTTGTTACAAATCTTTTCAATGGCGCCGGAAACGTAACCGCTATTTTGGATTAGATCCCGGGCCCGGCCAAGGATCCACTTATGGCCTCTCTTGATATCCGCGTCGGCGGACTTCGGACGAGTCTTCCAATTTTGATTAGCCCCGGAGAGCTCGCCGGCGGCATAGGACCGGATGGCCATTCGGCGGTTGACATATTGAGCAGCCAGCCCAGGGAAAACACTACCGATCACAGTCGCGACAGCGCGTGTCGTCCCATCAAAGACCATGGCACGGATCGAGCGTTTTCCTGACTCCCATCCGTCACTCATGATCGGCGCCCTCCGAATGCAATATTGCCGGAGGGCATAACTCCGCCGTTCTTAAGATTTTCAAGCCGGGCCTCCAGACGATCAATAACCGTCTGAACCTCGGTAAGGTTCGCCTTCGTATACTGACGACGACCTATTTGATAAGACTGATTTCCCTCGAGGATCTTTGCGCGGGCGGCTTCATACTGAGCGAGAGTCGCCTCTATCTGTTGTATCGTTGCCATGCCCCCTATTGTGAGAAACCCGGCAACAAAAAAAAAGGGCCCCGTGTCTACGGAGCCCTTGCAAGAGTAGGATAGACAAAAGGCGTGTGGTCTTGGCACACCTTTTGCTATTTATATATGATTATCTTCCTATCGAATTCACCACACTTTCTGCACGAAAAAAAATGAGATAGAACCATCCCTTTATTTTTGATAGGATTATGCAAAGGTCATGAAAAATTGTTAGGAAAAGGAGAAAATCACCATGAAAATGCCCATCGTTAGAAGAATATGTCTCGCAAGACACTTATTTGAACTTAGCCAAACTGGGCTCAACTCAGATAATGAACTACACGTTTTCTCCGCAGCAAACTTAATGCAAGATGCTGTTGAAATTTTCCTCATAGCAGTCGCAGCCTTTTTAAAAATAAATCCCCCTCGAAAATGCGCTTTTGATAAATACTTCGAACTTATAAATGATAAAATTTCCCCTGCAAAACTACCATTTCAAACTCAACTAAAAATGCTTAACAAAATAAGAGTTAACTCCAAACATCACGGCATCCAACCGGACAAAAAAGAATGCGAAAGGCTCTCTGTAAATGTCCGTGAATTTTTCGAAGAAGCATCAAACTCAATTCTCAAAGCTAACTTCTTCACAATCAGTGCGATTGACCTACTGACAGACGGAGAAACAAAGCATCTTTTACTTGAAGCAAAAGAAATGTTAAAGAAGAAAAACTTCGAACAATGTTCAATTTTATGTAGCAAGGCCATCTATCTCGAACTATTGAAAGATTATGACATTTCTGGCTTTAGAGAAGGAGCCAAACCTAGAGGGTTGTTAGGTTATATCCCTTCAAAAGCACCTTATTATGCACAACGCAAAGAATATATTGAAGAATATGTTCGAGTGCCTACCGACTTTATTGTGTTAGACCATAGTGCTTTAGACCAAGAATTACTCAAACTGTCGGTTTCAAACACATCGTTTTGGAATGTATGGCGCCTCATACCAAAAGTTTTCAGAAACGATGATGGAGACTGGATAATAAAAGAGGATTTCAACAAACTTAAAGAATCTGTATTAGAGGAAAAAATCGAATATATTTTCTACACAACTGTTGATATTATTTTATCAATTCACACCACACAACAAAAAATGGAATACAATTTTGAGACTACAGGCTTTGAAATAGAGCTCACCAGCGACGAAGTTACAATCTATGAAAAAGCAGATAAAACATCAACCGCTAGAGGCAATACGCCAAAAGGCATATTCAAAATTGGATGTTGGTACAAAACCATAGGTTTAGATGGAGATGGCCCTTACTGGAAAATTTATTGCCAAGGAGATGGAGCAAACAACTATGGTTACATTCATAATGACTATGTAAAATAAAAATACTTGCACCATCGGTTAGTTAATTGTAGATATTGCCTATCAGAAAAAATCAACTAACCAAGGAGGCAAAAATGGAAAACAAAGTTGTCGTATCACTTAACTTCGGCGAAGTAGTAATAAGCACCACAGCAGAAGCACTCAAAAAAATAGACCTGGCCAAGATAAAAAAAGACCTAACTGGCCACACTACCGAAAACGACCAACAGTAACAATAACAGGGATTGGCCTATTTTCCACCTATTACCCTGTTAGCTTCTTAGGAGTACCAATGGATCAGGAACTACGAGAACTATTTGATCTGCGCTGGAAAAAGCGGAAGCGGATTCTTGGAGAGGAATTTCTTCGGGTCAAACAAGAAATGAATGCTAAAGGCGAGTTGAACTCAAGCATGACAATTCAAAATGCCCACAAAGTTATGGCTAAGGAATTCGAGACCGATAGACAACTAATCTCGGACACGATCATTGATTTCATTGCAAAAAACCAGCGAGTCACATCCCCATCAATGTTTCAGGATATTGCACAAGCTGAACTGGCGAGTAGAAAATCCGCTCTAGAGAATCAGTTTGCATCGGGATTCAAAAATTTTCTGTCGGGGTTGCAGAATTCATCAATGATTGCACCGTTTGTGAATTTGAATGACGTGTTTCCCCTAGCTCAGAAAGAATTATCCATTGAATTAAGCAATGCTGTAGTTGCTTACAACAGTTCATTTGGGAGCAATTTGACAGATCAACTTAGGAATAGATTTTTGAATCACCCAATAATTGCGATAGCGATTCTCTCTGTTGCGGGTGCCACCTTCATTCTTGGCCTGTTGAAGATGCTAGGGTTGGTCAACTTTGGTCAATAGTGCTAACAAGCACATACACCGGAGCCGGTGCAGCGTGGCGTTGTTAATTGTTACCACTGGGCGGGCCGTTGAGAGTGTAGGAAGAAATCGGGACAGGCCCACTTCAACAATAAGCCTGTCCCTATTTAATAGAGCTTTAACTTAACTTGGTTCTAATTAGACATTGAGATGAAAATCCCCTAGAAATAAAAACGAGAAATAGTGTCGGATAACGTCCTTTATCCTACGCTATTTTATACTAAAAAACGCACCACTCCCCTTTAACAATCAATTCCCAGGAACACAACCAATTGGTGCTGGAACCCATCCATCAGGACACTCATCCGCGCAGGTTCCGGCTTGATCCCTCAAAATATTACAATCAACCAGCAAGGCCTCCAGGGCATCAAGGTCTTCACATAGAATACCGTTGTTACTGCTAAGATCCAGATAATTCAGGTTAATCAGAGAACTTAAGGGGCTGACATCGATAATCTGATTTCCATATAAGTACAGATCAGTCAAGCTAGTCAGAGAGCTTAAAGCACTGACATCGACTATCTGATTATTTCCAAGAGCCAGCCAGGCCAAGTCAGTTAGAGTGCTCAGAGAACTAACATCGGTAATCTGATTTCCAATAAGCCGCAGAGTAGGTAGGCCAGTTAGCGAGCTTAGAGGGCTGACATCGACTATCTGGTTGGCGTCAAGGTCTAGGAAATTCAGGTTAATCAGAGAACTTAAAGGGCTGACATCGATAATCTGATTTCTATTTAAGTACAGATCAGTCAAGCTAGTCAGAGAGCTTAAAGCACTGACATCGACTATCTGATTATTCCCAAGAGCCAGCGTAGTCAGGCTCTTCAGAGAGTCAACTCCTGTTAGTTCACTAATTGAACTATCATTGCAATTTAAAGATGTTACCTCGTCAGCATAGGTGAAACCTGTATCACTGACACAAGTTGCCAAGTTGGCATCGGTAAACTCTATGGAGCTGATGAGTAACCGTGGAGTGTCACCGCCTCCACCACCGCAGCCGTAAAGAAAAATGGTTGATACAATAAAAATCGTAAAAATACGCATCCAAACAGTCATGTGGTTCTCCTTTTTCCCTTTAATAACAGCCACCCCCGAAGGGGTGCATATCAAATTTGTTTTCACTGTATGACTAAACTTGAGGTACTAAAGAGTTTTTATAGCTATATAATCCCTCATGGAGCGCAAGTTCCTGCACCATCCCTAGTAATATCACAGCTGACTAACAATGCCTCCAGGGCATCAAGATCTACACATGGAATACCGTTGTTACTCGAAAGATGCAGTTCAGTCAGATTAGTCAGAGAGCTTAGAGAACTGACATCGACTATCTGGTTAATATGAAGCCACAGTTCAGTCAGATTAGTCAAAGAGTTGAGAGGGCTAATATCGACAATCTGGTTTG